ACTGGTAGATTACGATACACCATGTTACCACCATGGCCTTCGCCATCAGTTAGGAATACAGTATTAACAAGTTGTAACTTATATTGTTTTTTGAATTCTGGAATAATTTCCATAGCAGCAATAATTGCTTCATTGAGTGGAGTGCCACCAAGGCAGAACCAATCCAATCTATGATGACCACTAGTCATATACAATAATGCACTACAAGCATATGAATATTCAGATGCAGCCATTTTACTGGAAAGAATGTTTAACAAATTACATTTGTCTAGGTAAATATTACCTTCTTTCCAAGTTTCTTTCAACCAATCATTGTCGTTGTATTCGGACGAAAAGGCATATACATCAAAAGGAATATTAACCTTCTTACAAAAGAGTGTTAGATTAATTAACTGTTTGACTGTATTGTTAATATTTTCGGACATCGAACCTGACCAATCCAAGAACATAACCAAACCATGTGATTTGCCTTCAGCAACTACTGTGGCTTTCTTGAAGATATCCTCATTGAACACATAAGAATAAATCTTGGACATATTCAATTCACCAGTTTTGGCAATCGAGGTACGTTTCATTTGGTCAGCATTTTTACGCAGTTCAAATTCTTTGGCTAGATATGAAACAACTTTAGTTGAATCTTTCCTAGTTTTTTGGAAACCAGCAGTATCAGTTGCATATTCCGAAGCTTCAGCTTTATATCTTTTCCATAATTGCTTATATGGAATAATCATCTTATCTAAGTTAATGGATGGAATGTTGCCGTAGTAATATTCTCTACCTGTATGAGCATAAAGTTTATTTTGGTTTCTTTCATATGCTTCATCGGTATGAGATTTAATATCATGGTGACCTTCTACGCCGGCACCCTGAGTTCCACTTTGTTCATTTTCTTTAACTTCATCCGATTGCTGAAATGTATCTTCATCATAACTTCCTTCTGGTGAATTAGGTTTAAATTCCATTTCTTCAGTTTCTTCTTCGGAATCTTCATAACCATCGTTATCAAATTCTTCATCTTCCTCTTGGTCACCAGATTCTATTCTTTTCTTCTCAGCTTCTTCGGATTGGTTTTTCATAAACTCACCAATTCTTATTGCAAGCTCAATTACATCATCATAGGTTTGTGTTGATTCAATTTCTTTTAATAAAGAGGTTTCTTCTTCATTGAATTTAATACCTTGAGTGGGTCCGCCTTTACAGAAGAGGTTAACACGGTCAATAAAGTTTAGTGTATTCATATCAACACCAGCTGTACCAAAGAAATCTTTTGCGATTAATTCGGAATAACCACGGACAAATGAGGCACGAATGCCAGGATATTTGTTTTTGATTTTACGCTCAATACGGGAATCTTCCAATACATTCATCAATGACATGGACAATTTTAATTCTAAGGCTTTTCTTATACCATCTTCTGGAGTATACAATGCGTGGCCAACTTCGTGACCACATAAAAGGTCATAAAGATAACCAGAGATATTATTATCTAATATTGGTAATGTTAAAATACGATTCTTAACATCAAACATAGCAGTTGGTACTTGCCGTTGTTCTACGGTAAGATTTTCTGTGGCCATCAATTTGGCAAGTAACGATTTAGATTCTATAAGTTCCATGTATTCTCCGAGTTAATAGAACCATTATACAGGAACCACGGTCGGTGTCAACCATGGTGTTGTTTTCATACATCAATAATCTATACCAAAATAACGGCATAGTATTTCTTCAGTTTGGTAACCTTTTTTCTCTACAATATTTACACATTTATATATTAGTAGTTCCGCAAAGGTATCAAGTATGCCATCAATGTCCTCTGGATCATTTTCACTAATGGCAACTCTTTTTAACTTTTCAATTGCCGAGTTATTTTTTTTACTCGACATTTACTTGATTAAAACTGGTGTTAGCTGGAGATTCCACGGTAACATCGACTTTAGAATACAAGTCTAAGAATGCCGTTTTAGTTTCTTCATCAAAACGGTTAACACATAATGTAATGGCTTTCATCTTATCACCAAAGATTTTAAAAGCCTGTGCAATGTGTACCAAACGGCGAGTGGAGATAATCTCATCTGTTGCGCCTTGGCCAAATGATTGCCGAACTACATCAGCCCATTGTACCAGATTCTCAACGAATACTTGGTCATCAATTAACGGAGAAAGGATTTTCTTCTCTGTTTTAGCATCAGGATAATTCTGTTCAACAGTAATAGGAAACCGCTCTAGGAATGCATCATCTAAAATCTGTGATAGATATCTACCCTCATCACTACCACGACCTTTTGTGTTTGCTGTACATACAACATTGAAACCTTTAGCTGGATAAACCATTTCACCAGTTTTCTTATTGTAGTATGGTTTACCTTCTAAGATGCCTTGTAAGCATAATAGTTTATTTGAACCACGGTCAACTTCGTCAATCAACAATACTGTGCCACGCTTCATAGCGGTAATTACGGGGCCATCATGGTAAACTGTATTACCATTAATCAAAGCAAAACCACCAAGTAAGTCGGACTCATCAGTTTCAATACTGATATTAACACGGACACATTCACGGTCTAATTCAGCACAAACTTGCTCGACCATCAATGTTTTACCATTACCTGATAAACCAGTAATGAAGATAGGATAGAACATTTTTGTTTTTAGAATATTCCGTAAATCTTTGAAAAAGCCAAAAGGAACATAATCAGGATACTTAGCAGGAACAGAAGGCTCATTATCATCAATTAATTTTGGTTGGCGTAATTGCACAACATTTTGATATGCTACTTCCATTTCAGGTTCTTCCTGTTTAACTGATTCTGTTTTTGTAATTGTTTTACCAGATGATGGCACTTTGTAATATCCTCGACCATGGCGAAATTCGGATTTGGTTACTAACCAATAAGGATAAGGTGCGCCAGATTCACTTACCACTTCAGCAATACCGTCTCTAGTTACAACGGCATTATTGCCAAACATTCTCTCACAAGCTTCAACGAAAGACAGAGCATTTTTATTCATAATATAATTCCTAATCAAGTAAAATAATAGTATAACACAACCACGGCAGGTGTCAACCTATGTGTTGTTTATTGACAACAGTATCATTGATACATTTCTTTGCGCTTTTGGTAGTCGGATAAATCATTTTCCATTTGTGTTAAGTTAGCCCACTTCTTGGTGACTATATCTAGGCGCTTCCAATCAGGTATTTCACCATCATCTGTGATGGCGTTAAGCCAAATATACTGACCAGATTGATTATTTTGCTCATTCATGCTTTTTTCCTTCGGTTTTATCAAAAATTTGCTGTGAAATTGATGTTGCCAACTCATCCGCCAGCTTCGGATTGAATTTTACTAAAAAATATGCGACATCATCAATGGGTAAGTGCTTCAAATTGAAAATTACCGAGTCAATTCCTCGATAAATTTGCGTTTTTTCATGTTCCATTAGCATTTTTATCTCCTCATGCTCGAAATTTCTCTTGCTTCGTTGTCGGTAAAAACAGGAACTGCGTTGGACTTGTGCATTGTTGCAACTCCCTTCATTTTTGCGCCTGTATAAGAGTTTCCTTCTACTGATTTTGTGCAAGGAATAAATCCTGTGTCCAAGGACGCATATTTTGGTGTTTCTCGGCCAGGCGGAATCTTAGGAGATGGAAATACTCTATTAATACTCTTAGGAATGGCAATTATCCGTTTTCCTGAGATTTTATTGAGTGATTTCAGCCATTCGTCTTTTTGCTCTTGCTGAGCTTTAGACAATTTCTTCGATTTGGATTTTGGAATATAACCATATATCATCATAATAGAGTCCTTTCAACTAAGAATCTATTATACGACAGTTACAGTATTAAGTCAATAGGTTTGTTGTATTAAAACAACGTATTACCTGTTTTCTTGCATTTTGGTATTTTCGTCTAGGTTTTTGAGAAAATCATCATAATTTTGATTTTTCAATTTTTTGATTTCTGCGTGCTCATTCCGATGCTTGCGCTGAGGCATATACTTGTAATCATCGTTATAATCTTGGTTCTTACGGAACTTCCCTACAAATTTAGTCACTAACTTTCTCCTATTCTAGCGTTTCGTACTTGATGCCTCTAAATTTTACTTCTGGTAAATTATTTAATCCTGCATCCGATATGTAAGTGATATCGGCGTTAGGATAACATATTTTTGTGAGCTTGAATAATTGGCTGATTGTACCATCAGAATCATTGAATGTAAATATTTCATCAACACATCTTATATTTGAAAGAATTTCACGGCGAGTATTGTATGATTGAACAAAACCACCTTGAGACCAATTCATCCACCAATCAGAATGAATGCCGACAACTAACCAATCACCCCTTCTTCTACATTTTTTGAGGAAGTTGAGTTCTTCTAAAGAAAGTGGATCAAAAGACCCACTAGTGACTATTATTCTGTCTCTTTCAATCATTACGGTAATAGATTTGGAAAAGCCTCTTTTATAAATTTATAATTTAAACCTTTTACACCTAAATCTTTTTGAAAGATTCCTATGATAACTTCAGCTTCACGGGGCTCTAGAGATTCGAGTATTTGTAGTAACAACTCATTCCTTTTTTGAGGTGTTAGCTTTTCAGCCATTTCATCACCTTTTCTAAACATATACATCTTACGAATTTGGTTTGATAATTGTGCTGATGTAATACCAGGTAAAACATCATTGGGTATTTTATAATTATCAGGCATTTCTTTTATCAACCATTCATAATTCGGATGATAAGTTAATTCAAATACTTCTACTAATGTCTTACTTAAATTTCTTTCAATGACAGCCATTCTATCTTTTTTATTTTCTGCCATTTCAAATTCATCTAAGACTTCAAATATATTTTTCATTAAAATTCCTCAATTACATCCATTAAATTCTTTAGTTTATGTTCCATAAAATAGTTCAATAACTTTTGGCGAGATGCCGGTTTTGTATCATTATATGTATTTATAATTTTTTCTTTAATATCAGGTGGTATTTTTGTGAGGTCAATTAGTGTAGAATTTCTAGCAAAATTGGTCTTATCAGTATCATTATATTCTTCCACATTTTCCCATAGATACTTATCTATTATTGTTTTAGTTATAGGCTTCTGTCTCAAGTCACGGACAAAACAATCCGATGGAGAAAACATATTGGGTATACCGTCACCTTTATCCCCACGGATAATCTTCTCCTTGAGTTCTAGGATTGGATTCTCTGACTTTATATATTTCTTTTGTGATGGATTGTATTGTTTAACATTAGGACCATATTGTTGTAACTGTAGGAAGTCTCCGTCACTTGATAGAATTAAAATCTTCTGGTCACGAGCATAGATTGGAACTAATGTACCAATAATATCATCAGCTTCAGCACCATCAACATCAATTACTTTATATGGGAATGTTTCTTTGAGCTCTTGCTTAAATTTGGCAAGCATATCAAAAATCATATGCCAATCTAAATCAGATTTTTCTCTGGTCTTTTTACGGCTTGCTTTATAGAATGGGAAAAATTCTTTACGCCAATATCTTCGGTTATCACAACACAATACCACTTCACCATATTCATTCTTAAAATTCTTAACATGGATACGAATGATGTTCAATACCATATGCCGAATTAGAGGTTCTTCCAATTTGGTATTTTTCTGTGCTGAGATTTGTGCCATAAGGCCGGCAAGTAATACCTGGTTTAAGTCTACGAGTAACATAACAAACTTTCAATAGTTTCAAAACTCTATTATATCATACTTCTATCAATTTGTCAAATATAGCATCAACAAATTTTTGGGAAGTGGTAGTCTTTCTGGCAATAATACCATACCAATCACCTTTTATCAAAGTGGAAATATACTCTAGTGGTTCCATAAGTATGGCTTCAAATCTATCTGGCTCAATAAGTTTGCCATCCATATCTTCTTTAAATAAGATGATATCAAATGTATCTCCTAATTCCGAACCACCTAATTTTGTACCACTATCCTTATAACAGTTTGCCATTACCTCAAGAGAATCTTTTTTATCTCCTGATATAAAAGTGATGGTATCATAAGGCTGTTTACTTATACTCCGTAAGAATTCTAGCATTGTATCCTTTAATGTGGTCTTTCCTAACTCTAACCATTATCCATGAGTTATAATAGTTGTCGGTCTCTAGGACATTATTCCTAAATTGTTCTTTAGCTTCGAGATAACCACATTCACCTTTGGTAAGGCAAAGATGTAATATCTCTCTTTTAAAGTTTTCATGACCCAATTGTAACACATCTTTGGTCAGGTTGTCACTACTCCCATAGTAAGTTTGCCAATTGCTTGAAGCTTTGTACTTCTTTTTCTTACCTTTGACTTGCTTGGTTTTGGCAGAGTAAAAGAATTTCTTGCCTATGTATTTTCTACCATTCGTCAGATTAGTTATCTGATACACGAACCCGTAATTATTACCAACCAAATCTTCGGTAAAATCTTTGCCATTATATGTCCAGTTTAGTCCCATTCCTCATCTTCCAGTTCATCGTCATCCTCTATATAGTCCTCGGATAATTCTTCTATGGTTTCACCACAGAAGGGGCAATGTTCTGGTAATTCTTGTGAGACCATTTCTTCCATAAAATGTATAGTGTAAGTTGATTCACAACTCAGACAATCTCCTGATAAAGTTTTCTCCGTCATCTTCTTCCTTTTTTAAGCCCAAACTTCGTCCCAATTTCCCGATAGAGCTCCTTTGGCATAATCTGTTGCACGATTCTCAAAGAAATTGGTGTGCGTCGGTGCATTAATCATTTCCTCAACCCACGGTAAAGGATTCTTTTTCACTTTGAATACACCTTTGAGTCCAAGAGAAATCAATCGGCGGTCACAAATATAACGAATATACTTCTTTACATCATCGGCTGTTAAATCTTCCATGGCACCCATTTGAAACGCCAAGTCAATAAACTTATCTTCTAGTTCAACCATCTTTTCAGCTATAGTATATATACTGGACTTTAATTCATCGTTCCAAATTTCACGGTTTTCTTCAATATAAGTTCTAAACAATCTAATCATCGATTCACAATGTTGTGTTTCATCAACGATTGACCATGTTACAATTTGACCCATACCTTTCATTTTACCGTGGCGTGGGAAATTTAATAACATAATGAATGAGGAGAATAATTGCATACCTTCAGTAAAGGCAGAGAATACTGCAATGTGTGTAGCTGTACTTTCTTTAGTAGAATTTTTACTAGCAACACCTAAAACATAGTCATGCTTCTCAGCCATCTCTTTGTATTCCATGAATTCATTGTATGTTGTTTCAGGTAAACCCAATGTTTCAATTAAATGTGAGTATGCGGCCACATGGAGTGCTTCACGAGCGGCAAAACCCATTAACATCATTCTTACTTCTGGTTGTGGAAAATAAGGAAGATAATTATGTACATATCCACCAGCCACATCAATATCACCTTGTGTAAAGAAACGGAAGATGTGCGTCAAGAATTGTTTTTCTTCTTTGGATAGTTTTTTCTTCCAATCTTTTACATCTTCAATCATTGGCACTTCTGTATGTAACCAATGCGACTGCTCGTGTTTCAACCATGCATCATAAGCCCAAGGATAATTGAAAGGCTTAAAGTATGTTCTTTCATCTGTAATATTTAATTCTAATTTTTTAATCATGTTTTTTTTCTCTATGCGTTAAATGAGGAACCACAACCACAAGTTGATTTTGCATTTGGATTGATAATAACAAATTGGGAATCGAACTTTTCAGTTTTATAATCTACTTTAGCACCAGTTAAATATTGTGCTGATAACATATCAACAACAAATTTGGCACCGTCTTGTTCAATAACAAAATCGTCATCACCTACATCTTCATCCATTGTAAAACCATATTGGAAACCACTACAACCTCCACCCTCAACAAACATTCTTACTGCTAATTTTGGATTTTGTTCATTAGCAAGTAAATCTCTAATCTTTTCTAATGCGTTTTCTGTAACTTCTACCATTTTATACTCCACATGAACATTTAAGTTCGTAGTCTTTGATTGCTGCTTTGATTGCATCTTCAGCTAAAATAGAGCAATGAATCTTAACTGGTGGTAAAGCTAATTCTTCTGCGATTTTGGAATTTGTAATTGTTCCTGCTTCGGCAATTGTTTTTCCTTTAACCCATTCTGTAACCAACGAACTCGAAGCAATTGCAGAACCACATCCGTATGTTTTAAATTTAGCATCCGTGATAACTCCTTCTTCTACTTTAATTTGAAGTCTCATCACATCACCACAAGCAGGGGCACCGACTAAACCTGTACCAACATTTATTTCATCTTTATCAAAAGTACCTACATTTCTAGGATTCTCATAATGGTCTAGTACTTTTTCTGAATACGACATTTTATCCTTCACAGGCAATACAGTCGTTACCTTGAGCAATTTGTGTCATATCTAGCTCTTTGATAACTTGTCTTTCAATCTTCTTAGAAACTTTATCGGCCTTACCAATCTTTTCAGAACGGCAGTAGTATAAAGTTTTAAGTCCTTTTTTCCATGCTGTAAAATGTATGGCATGGACATATTTAATATTAGCATCAGGTCTAAAGAATAGATTTAATGATTGTGCTTGGTCTATGTATTGTTGTCTATCAGAAGCCAACTCAACCACCCATCTTTGGTCAATCTCCATTGATGTTTTAAACACAGCCTTATCATTCTCAGACATCCAATCCAAATGTTGAACCGAACCATCATTGGCGATAATGGATGACCAAACATCATTATACCAATCTTCAGATTTATCATTTGAAACTTTAATTATCAATTCATCTAACCATCGGTTCTTATTTAAAAATGCCCCCGATAAAGTGTCCTGCCTATAAGCATTAGCACGGTAAGGCTCAATACTAGGGCTAGTATTTCCCATGATGATAGACGAAGAAGCATTTGGAGCAATAGCCATAAGATGACTAAACCGCTTACCAGTGCCGATAGCATCAGGAGCTTCACCTCGTTCCCCTCCCAAAATTTGATTAGCTTCATCCAACCCCTTTCTTATTGATTTGAATATACGATTATTTGTTACCTTGGCCATAACACCTTCAAAAGCAATACCGTTGCGTTGAAGATAAGCATGGAACCCAAGAGCACCAATGCCAATAGAGCGTTCTCTCTCAGCACTATATCTAGCACGAGCAATAGTGTCTGGTGCATTAGCAATAAAATAACTAAGAACATTATCAAGCATTTCGGCAACGTCTTTTAGGAATAATGGTTCATCTTTCCATTCATCATACGTCTCCAAGTTTAAGCTTGATAAACAACATACAGCAGTTCTTTGTTCATTTGTCGGTAAAATAATTTCAGAACAAAGATTTGATTGATGGACTTTCAATCCTTTATCTTTTAACCATTGTGGCAATTCACGATTACTTGTATCAATGAAATGTAGGTATGGTTCACCAGTCATCATACGGAGTTCTAGTATCATTTGCCATAGATGCTTTGCTGATACAGTCTCTCTTATTTCACCAGAATGTGGATCTTTTAAAACCCAATCATCATTGGCTTCAGGATCCAACATACAATTTTCAATGATGGTCATAAAGTCATCGGTGATGTTAATACCGTGATGTAGATTTTGACAACGCTGATTTGGATCGCCTGTCGGCTTCCTCATTTCGAGGAATGGTATTATATCAGGATGACTAATATCAAGATATGCAGCATAAGAACCACGGCGAGTACGACCTTGACGATAAGCTAAAGAACTCGCATCATACATTTTAAGGTGTGGCATAACTCCAGTAGACTTATCATCTGCTGAACGAATTCCAAAACCGATACCTACACCGCCTCCCAACATAGAGAGCCAATTTGTTTCTGAAAGATTTTCGACTAGGCCTTCCGCAGTATCTTCAATATAATTAAGGAAACATGATATAGGCATACCACGTTTAGAGCGACCAAAAGAAAGAATGGGAGTGCTATAAGATAACCAATGCTTACTAGAATATTCATACAACCTCTGAGCGTGTTCGGTGTTTGAGCCGAATGATTTTGAAACGAAAGCAAACCGATGTTGTGGACTCTCCTCATCATCTTTCATGTAGCTTTCTCTAAGTCTTTTAATGCCAAGTTCGTCAAATAAATTATCTCTTTGTAAATCAATGTTGATACCTAGGTATTCCATGTAATCGCCTTCTTCTTATTGTTATTGTGTAATAAATTCTTTAATCATTGGGAATATTGGTTGAATTGCTTCAGCACAAGCTAAAGCAATATCTTGATGTTCCTTTTGTGTTCCGTTTGCGCTTCGTAGTTGTATATAGTGTACCCATGACCGCAAGGTACCATTCATATACAACCTAGAAACTGTTACTCCTTCTGGTAATACTGCTCGAGCTTGTTCTTTTGCGATGCCGTTATTAATAGCCCATTGATATGTCTTTGTGGCTTCTAATATAACATCTTTTTGAAATTTAAGCCAAACTTCATTTAATTGTTCATCATCATTCTTAATACTATTTTGTCTATTCTTTACATCTTGCAATCTTGCTTCTTTATACTCAAAACCTAAATCAGCTACTGCATATCTTTGACTAAACTCTTGGAAACTAAAACTACGGTGTCTTAAAATTTGTCTAGCAATATCTCTTGTAGTTTCAATCTCCAAACACACATTGACCATTTCTAAAGGAGACCAATGTTGGTGTTTAATTAAATATCTAACTAACTTTTCAGCATTATCATTGTTATTTTGATTTGCTGGGTTTGATACTCTTGCCACATAAGCTATTTGTTCTAATAAGTTTCTATTCTCTACATCTTTTGTATATGATACTAATTTCACATTCATATTATACTTTCTTCCAGTTTACAAACTCCATTTTCGCTCTTAAATTCACGAAGGTATTTTTACTTATAATGTCTTGGATTTCGTCAGGTGAGAACCCATCGAGCACCATTTCATTAATGTCTTTAGAATCAATAAACTCTGGCCAAATCACAACATTGAAATGATTATCAATAGCTAAATTTATTTTTTCTACTATCTGTTTATTTCTAGGTTCATTGTCAAATACCAAAGTTACTTTGGATTTATCGAATAATTTGGTAATAGACTCTAAGTTGGCATCAGCCGTGGCCACAGCATTCTGTAGAAACATCGAGTCAATAGGACCTTCCACTACATATATCATTTCATCCTGGTCGATCCTATCGAGTCCAAACACCTTATCAAAGTCATCATCAAGCTTGATTGTGATATACCTTAATTCCGACTTACCTAATGCTCTACCCTGAATAGCGATGAGATTCTTCTTACTATCATAGAACGGTATAACCAAGCGTTGGTCATCCTTATGTAAGGTCTCTTTTTCAATCCCCAAGGTTTCAACAAACTGTTTGAAGTCTGGCGCAAAGTATAGTTGCGATTCAAATGCCAACGGGATTTTCCTACTCTTGATATATCTTTTTGCAAAATGTTCTTCTGGTAACGATTCAATAGATTCCAATCGTATTCTTTCTTTAAAGACTGGCTTTTCCTTTGCTTCTGAAAAGTCTGGCTTGGTGTAATTACCACGTTCAGTTCCATTCTTATATCTCTCTAGTTGATATTCTTTTACTAATGATTCATCCACTTGTTTTAGGAAGTTATAAAATGTGGTAGATACACTACAGTTATGGCACATATAAAAGTAATCGTCTTTTTTACGATATACGAAGCCACGACATTTAGTTTTATTTTTTTGTGAGTCTCCACAGAGCGGACATCTGAAATTATAGAGGTCAGTCTTTTTTTGGGTAAAACGCTGTAATTTTGGTGAAGCACGGAGCAGAAAAGTCCGGTCAATAAAAACACTCATAATATACCAATTCTAAAAAATTATTTTAACGTAACGCTTTTAGTATTGTATCAAAGTTTGAGTGAGAAATCAACCATGTGATGACAATGATACCACCGGCAAGTGTCCATTTCCATTGGTTCAATCTTTCATATTGATTTCTTGAAGCTTCTACATGGTCGGACATGGTTTCTTTCAATCCTCTAATTTCTTCCATAATACATTTTTCTGATTGGTCAACTTTACTCAATACCGTGTCTATTCTCTGATGTATTTCGGATATATCAGCGTCTTTTTCTTTTCTATTACTGTTCATATCGTCATATACCTTTGAGATGTGGCGGTCATGTTGATCCACCAACTTTTCTATTACTTGGTCTAGTTTATTACAGATTGAAGATAAAGTCAATACTTGGGTTTTCAAAACACCAACATCAACTCTTAAATCATCGGTTGCCATTTTATTTCTTCTTCTCCGGCACTTTGGTGCCTTCTAATTTTTTATGCACCTTAACATCTTTACATACCTTAGTCATTTTGCCTTTTACTTCTTTATCATGGCAGACTTTTTTCATTTCATATTCAGCAAAAGCACTAAATGAGAAAGTTAGAATAACAAGAGTAATTAATGTTTTCATTCTTTATCCTTAGATTGGTGGAAAACTTGTGGTTATTCCTGTTGGTTTTGCCACAGGTGCTGGTGAACCAAAACTAGGTGCTGGTGCTGATACTATCGGTGCTGGAGCTAGTGGTGTAATTACTGGAGAAGGATTAACTGCGGCACCAGCCATCTTCTCTTGTGTACGACCAAATGCTGCGATACCTAAAACAGCACCCATGGCTAAGTGAAATAAACCTGCGCCTTGTAGTGTTAGTGGATTCCATTGGCTTACTGGTTGTTTAGTCAATACTTGAACCAAACTCCATAAAACAGGGAATACGACCATGTCCATCATACAGACTAACATATACATCCAACCCATGGCTGGACGCCATTTCTTCTGCATCCAATCTTCGTCTTTTTTAACTTCTTTTATTTCTTCTGGCATATTATGCTCCTAGAACGTGTTTGGCGTGTTCGTAATGTTTCTTACGGTCTGCTAAACCGAGAGTGCCACCATTGATACGCTTGGTCATTGTTTCGATATCACCAGAATCTGCATATTGATTTAAATTATTTGATTCCCAAAACCAGCAAGCTGATTGTGCTGCACCTTCAAATGTTTGAACATAATCAGAAACTTCTTCTGGAGTAATGCCAATTGAATCAGCAAATGCTGTATAATTATCTTTACCAGTTAGTTGGATTAAACCACGACCACAGTATTTCCATCCGTCACCAGACGCTTCATCTCCATTACCCATACGACTAGCGTAAGCACGATTAGCAATGGCTTCTGGTTTGTGTGCGTATTGTTCAGCAACAAGAGGCGGGAATTTCTTAGGCCACACCTTAGATAGTGTTTCGGACCTATAATTTAAGTTCTCATGTAGAGCTGTGAAGTTGGCAGATTCATGAGCACATTGAGCAATAAAGGCTGCAATACGATTTGGTGTGTTAATCTCATAATCAGGTAATAATACCGATAGAGCCTCATACCATTGGTCTAGATATGGGTTTTTAGGAATTAATTGTGATAGTTGTTCTTTTGTAATTTGCATTTAACTCAAAGCTCCTGCCATTTGTACAATACCAACTAATACTGTTCTACATAGTTGGTCTCTTTCTGTTTGTTGCGCCTGACTTTCAACATGACCTAGTATATTTAAATCTCCAATTAGTTCTTTGAAATCTTCTGCTGATAAGTTACCATCATAATACTGTCGTTGATACCCTTCAGCTAATGTTACTAACTGTTCTAGTGTGTTCATCTTGGTTTAGTTCCTGTAACTTGTTGAATACGCTCTGCCGTAGTCGTTATTATATTTAGTTTACTTTGACAATATGGAACACTCGGTTTATCTCTTTTATGTAATTCTTCTACTATTTTATGTAAATCTGTTGTCATACTAATTGTACCGGCATTTCTTGGTATATACTGACTGTAATTCTTTAGTTCTAGTGAGGTGATGTATAATGATTCGACATTTTTTGGTGTACAATCTTTGGTCTCAGCCAAAGTCCTAATTCTGTTTACCAAAGAATACTCTACACTATCAAAATTGGCCATGAAATAGATATCATATAAAGCACAACCAGATAGTTGTAATGTAAGTAAAAGAATTATTAGTTTTTTCATGGATTTAATGCCTTTTGTTGTCTGACCCAATCTTGTAATGCTTTTAGTTCTTCCGATACCTTAATATATTGTCCGTAATTCTGTATGATTACTTTTTCGGCTTCAGATAGAGCAATTCCGGAGGAGGCACCATCAACTCCGGTGGCGGGTTCGGGAATGATACCCTTTGCTGAGGCGTCGTGCAACCGAACAAAAGACTCAGGAAGGTCACACATAGCATCATCTTTAGTATTGACTTGGTTAATAATTTCATTTGTAGTCTCTTGCACCTTTTCAATTTTAGTAATATAAACTTTTACAATTTCTGTTGTAATTTCTTGTTGTTTGTTTTTCAATCTTTCTATTTCAGCTTCGGCTTCATTGAGAGCATTATACCCACCAGCAATATAGAATCCACCACAAACAAGAATTGTAGCAATAACTTTAACTGGAATCCTATACATAAAAGGTACAAGATACCTAGTAAAATATTCCAATAAAAAAAGGACAACACCGAAACCGATAATTGTCCATGGTAGCCACTTAGGAACGAATCCCAATAACCAATAAAATGATAACATTTACTTTACACCAAATTTACGTCTTGCCATTGTAATTAATACTGGACCCTTTTTCTTTTTAGGGTTTACGCCTGGTTCTCCACCAAGGCCTCCACTACCAGCAATTTTACCTGTACCTACAACATTAGTGGGACCGGCAACAGCCATTGCATCTTCACTAATTCTAAATTGTTTAAAAGTTTTCATATTCTTAGTAATATTTCTAAGATATTTGGCTCTACCAATATATCTTCTGATTGAATTGTTTTACCTCTGATACCAGTTATTACTTCTGGCATAATATTCAAATATACTAAAAATGTCTTTAATATATCATAATCTCTTTCATCAATTCTGTAAAACAATATTCTGGCCGTAGGTTCTGGTCCAAAAACGTTGTTTAACAGAATTAAATGATTGAGTATTAGTCTTTCTTTTAATGACTTTGTAACTTTATATCTACGAAACAATCTTTTTAAATACTTTGTTCTCTTAATATCACTTTCAAATTCTGACATGATGCAATTAGGAGATGAATAACATTTCATCGCATATATTGTAAAATTATCATCATTCAAATCATCAAGCATATTTTATCATTAACAAATTAAAAAAACTTATACTCCAGAGAAGATTTGTCCACCTGTAGCAGTATTACCAGAAGAAGCATTAGATGCAACAGCATTTGATAAACAAACTAAAGTTTCTTTTAAGAAACGAATTGTC